CCCTGCTCCACCACTATGTGTATGTTTATTGTAATAAACATACACAACCCCCAAGGCGAGTGGCCTAAGCCACTGCCCTCCATCCTCGTTTAATTATCGTTGAACGAGGAAGAACAACGTCGGACGGGTCATCGATTGGTGGGAGAACAAAGTCTCGCAACAATCGAGCCCAACCGTCAAGTTTAGACCGCCTACGGACCGGGAGGACCGAGGCGACAAAGAACTCTTGACGGTGGTAGCGTCGGTTCCATCTAGATTTGAACAAGCGGCGATTTCTAATCTCCGCTTGTATCGGACTAGAGACGACCCGACAAGGGTACCCAGAGTGGATCGTACCATAGGGGATCTTCCCATAGGTCCTCTCCAGGCGGGCCCAAATCAGGTCAGCTGCTTCCTTGTAACCACTGCTCTCAAGGTGATTAGCCAGAGAGCAATAGGAAGACAGCACCGAACCGTCCTGAGACCGATCGCTATACTGGGCCTTTAGCCGGAAGGGTGTAACAGGGGCACCTTTGAAGGCATCCATGCCACAACTTTCCCTAAAAGGACCAGCAATGCATGTCTTGTCTCTGTTGACTACTAAGCCAGCAGATTCCAAGACACGCATGCAACGTTCCACCTGTGTCGTAGGGACGATTATATCGTCCCCATAAACATAGATGGACCTTGCCGCGCGTTTGAGTGGCATTCTTGCCTCGTGAACGCACGCTGCTACACAGAGAACCCAGAACACGAAGGCCTCCACGGGAAAGCACAAGGCACTTCCCATAGGGGCGAACTTGTTCAAGGACACTACCTCCCCATCGGGGAGTCTGGTAGCCTCAGAACGTGTAGCCTCTAAACATCGGAGAAGGCGCGGAGAGTTATTAAAAACTCTTCGAACCAATCCGAGAGAGACTCGGTCCGACGCGTCTTTGAGATCAATGGTCGCAAAACTCTTGCTAGTCGAACTAGTAAGAGCAAGACGACGATTAATCTCTTGACTCGTGAAATTGACACGAAACTTCGTATACGTGTTAACGTATTCGAGGTGACGTGACAACGCCCGACCCAAACCCTGTTGGATCCATTGGTATTCCAATGGTTCAGCAGAGATAAGTCGCGGTCCACGTGAGTCCTTGGGAACAAGTACGACTTTAGCAGTGCCGCTTTCGAGGCGCTGCATGGAGAAGTACCAGTTCCTTCGGTCGAGCAGTTCACGACCCCATCCACCAATGTAATATTGGTAGTAGGGGTAGACTGAGTGGATTTTGGAATAGAGGCGGGAGAATTCCCACTTTTCTTCCAATCTCTCCCCAGTTGCCACCGCCCCTGGACCATGTCGCGGAGTGATATCCATCGGATCAAAGTCCCGAAAGATATCGCCAGTAATCTCGGATGCGATACGAAGAATGTCTTCGACGCTTCCAAGATCTGCAAACGCGAG